CGGCGTATGCCGCTGTTGGGGTGTGTCCACACAAGTATCCGCACCCTACCTTTAGGGCCTTGGTTAAGATTTGTCATGAGATTGACGCTCTCATTGATGATGAGACATGGGGCACGGACAACATGCCGCCTGATGAGTGGACCGCTGCGGGTGGATTGAAAGCATTTTGTAAGGAAGAAGGAGAGAAGTAATGGGATTGGATGCATATTTAATTGCGGAGCGGAACAACACTACAACGAGTGTTGTGAAGGAAAAGTATGAGGCTGTTGACCGGCCAACGGAAGCGGTCGGTCACGTAAAGACGGGGGACGCAGGGTTGCGTCCTTCTGAGGTTTGTTGGCCTATTGCCTCGGTCCGGTTGGAGATCCAGTACTGGCGCAAGCATTGGGATTTGCATGAGTTAATTAACCAGAGCTATGCAAGCCCTGATGAGTACAACGAAAACCCTATGAAGGTGTATTTATCTTCTGATAATTTGCGGGAGATTGCGGCTAAGATCCGCGATGATTTAACGGAGGACGCAGACCCTAGATATCGTCACCATACAGAAAGGGAGGAGTACGCTAAGAAGTTTGATTTAGCGGCTGATTGGATTGAGTTCGATGGATGGAACAGATCGGTTTATTATCGGGGAGATTTCTGATGCTTGATTACACTTGGGGCGCAAGCACCGTTGCTACTAAGTACGTGCATCAACGGTTGCATGAGGTTTTGGACATGGAGGATAATGACTCTATGTGCATAGCGTTGTCTCAGTTTTATGCTGAGTTAGCGGAAAACTATTACAAGGACACGGGTCAAAGGATTGGTGATCCGCATGATTGAGTGTCCGGAGTGCAGTTACACTGGTCACAAGGGCATGGTTGAGAAGACCTTGTATCAGCGGTTTGGCGAAACGTTAGAGCCGGTAGCTGAGTGGGTTGCTTGTGAGAATTGTGATGGTTCTGGCGAAGTGGAGCCTGATGATGAGTACGCATAGCGTTAAGGCAAAGTCGCGGCATCCAGGGGCGCCGCGACAACATTTCAAGGTCGCTCATCTGACCTTTGAATTAACTGATACCACGTTTGCATTGATAGCTGGTGAGGCGGTCTTGGCTAAGGACCGCCGGCCATTGTTTACGGGTGTTATAACCAAGGGCATAGCCACTGAGTTGCGTAGGTTGGCCCATCATTTTGACGAGAGGGAAGACAAACTGTGAATGCATCAGAAAGAAGACAGAGAGTATTGGACGTTGCCGCTGCGGAGAACAAGCGGATGCTGGAACAATATGGATATCGAGGTCCAAATTACGGCATTAAAAATGAGGTTGTTGAGGGGCGCATTGGCAGGTTTGCTACCAAGCAGGGGCGCCCATTGCAGTTAAATTCTAAGATCATCATGAACATGACTAAGCAGGGGCGCAACGCGGATGAGATTGCCGCTGCCTTAAACATGCAACGCAAGAGCGTAATTCGCACGGCGCTCAGACATGGTATAGATATCATTAAGTGATGGTGAGAGGCGGCGGTGAACATGGAGATATTCGAGCAAACTGAGCGCAGGTAAGGTTTCAGTTGAATAAGCCGCCTCTCATAAAAATTATATCAAAGGACGCAGAGAATGCCAGAATATTTATTGCCCGAAGGCAATGTTTTAATAAGTTTTTCAGGGGGCAGGACCAGTGGGTATATGCTTCACAAGATCTTGGAAGAGAACGGCGGGTTGCCTGATCGGTGCAAGGTTGTTTTTGCCAACACTGGTCGCGAGATGCCTCAGACATTAGACTTTGTGCATGAGTGTGGTGACCGGTGGAACGTGCCGATTAAGTGGTTGGAGTACGACCGGATTGATAACAAGGTTACGTTTAAAGAGGTGAGTCACAACTCCGCTGCGCGAAACGGTGAGCCGTTCGAGACATTGTTATACAAACCTTATCTGCCCAACGCAGTGGCGAGATTTTGCACGGCAGAGTTAAAGGTACGGACGATCAAGCGTTACCTGGTGTCGCAAAAATGGAAGCATTGGCACTCTGGTATTGGCATTCGTGCTGACGAGCCCCGCAGAATTAATCGTGGGGACAGCAAAGATCGATGGACCTTTTGGTATCCGTTGGCGGATGCGGGAGCAACCAAGGCTACGGTCATGGATTTCTGGAAGCAACAGCCTTTTGATTTGAGATTGTTTGGTCCGAATGGTGTGACGGCGAAGGGCAACTGTGATGGTTGTTTCTTAAAGAGCGAGGCTACTTTGGCGATGATGTGGCGAGAGCATCCGGATCGTATGGAGTGGTGGTCGGCAATGGAGAAGAAGATAGGGGGGACATTTCACAAGCGCAGAAGTTATGACGATGTTGGTAACTTTGTAAAACGGCAGGGCGATTGGATCTTTAACGAGGAGGTGGGCGCCCTTTGCCAAGAAGATGATGGAGAATGTACGGGATGACACCGGCACAAGAAGCAGAACTAAAACATTTGCGGCGCATGGTAGATAATCTTGAGCCCGAAGCGTATAAGACAGGTGCTGGGGCTGATGCGAAGAACAGGTTGTATCAGGCCCGACTAGAATTAAAACAGTTTGTAAGTAGTCTAAGACAAGAAGGATATAGAATATGATAGTAGATACCAAGCGGGTATTGGTTGAAGAGTTGACCTACTCGGGCAGTGCCTTTGGGGTACTGGCTAATGGCGAGGGGGTGTTTATTAACTCTCGCATTGTAGACAAGATGGAACTCAGCCCTGGCACTGCGGTTCACGCGCAGGTTTTGCCTAACTTTTCTGACAAGCGGGAACAGATTCCATGGCGCGTGGTTAATGTTCAGGCGGAAACGGCGAATGAATTGCAGCCAACTCCGAAGCCAGAGCCAGAAGTTAATGACCATGAGGATGATATAGACGTAAAGATCTTTGATGTTTTGGAAGAGGCGGGAAGGCCATTGACCATGCGTGAGATTTTCGACGCTACTGATCTGCATTTACCTGACATACGCGCATCGCTGCACCGGCAACGTGAGTTGGTGTCCAAGGTAGAAGTATACTTTGTATCTAAATAGAGAGGTGTTGATATGATTAACAGGGAAGAATACAGTGTATTAATTTCAGAGTTAAAGGCTGCTAACTCTGAAATAGAAAGGCTGCAAGCAGAGAACAAAGAGTTGCGTGATTTCCTTGAGAAGTTCCGCGACAAGACATCTTCAATATTTCAGTGAGGGTGATTCTACCTGTCAATTGGTAACTTATCCGTCCGAAATATCTCAGCCTTTTGTTTCAGTATAAGTTCCCGTTGACGTTCAAGTTCCTCAAACTGCCGGTCGATTTCCGACAGCTTGGGGAACTCTACAATTTTACTTTCTTGGTTCATTGGACTTGCCAATCTTGGACTTTCTTAAATGCTCTGGTTCTTTTGAGTAGCCTCTGATCTGGGTAACGTTGTTACCGTTCATAGATTTAAGCAACGCCTTTGATACATCTAGGTCCAACCCTGTTTGCTTGGATATAACTTGGGCTCCACTATCGATTGTTCGCAACTGGCGTTTCTTATCCACCATGGTTTCAACCATGGCATCTACCATTTCTTTCGCTACTTCTTTTGCCTGTAGTTCTAAGTAAGTTTTAGCCATTCTCTTGCTTTCTCTCCTAATACTAATGCGCCTATGTTGATCTTGTTTCTAAGTGCTTCAACGATACGTTCGTCTATTGTGCCTTCTGAGATCAGATCAATATAGGTCACGGGGTTTTTCTGTCCGATGCGGTGCGCCCGGTCTTCACTTTGGATCCGTGTTTCCAAGTTGAAGTCATTGGCATAGTATACCACAAGGTTGGCCTCGGTCAAAGTCAGGCCGTAACCAGCGGTAGCTGGGTTGCCCACAAAGTATTTCAGTGGGTGGTTGGGGTCTTGAAAGTTCTGCACGATAGCCAGACGCTCATCGTCCGGAGTGTCTCCAAAGTATGCCGCTGCGGACCCAGGTCCAAACTCTTTGTTCAGCATTGCAACGATAGACTTGATGTCATGACGGAACCGCGACCAGACAATTGCTTTGCCATCGTGTTCTGACATTATTTCTTTGAGTGCGTCTGTTCTTTTGGTTGGAAAGTACTCGATGTCTCCCTCATCTGTCTTAATATGGCCTGACAGGATCTGTTGTAGGCGCAAAAGCTGTGTAATTACTGCGGGTGCGCTGACCAATTCACCATTGTTTAGCAGAACCATGGCCTGTCGAGAGATATCGTTGTACATTTTGGTTTGATCTGGCGTCAGTTGTACATACCTAACGGTGTATGTCTTGTCTGGCAGGTCTAGGCATTCTTTTTTAAGAACACGGTAGCTGAAGGAACTGATTCGTTCTGTTAGTTCATCCAGATATCGATAGCCTACGATCTGAGTAAACGATCTGGCGCCCATCTTCTGTTGTTTGGTTATAGCATACCGGCCTTGGAACGCCCAATACGAATCACCTAGCATACCTCGTTGCAGAAACTCTGCTTGCGAGTAGATATCGAGGGGAGACTTGGTGATCGGTGATCCGGTCAGTAGTCTTTTGTATGAGAACCCATCAGATATATCCATGAGTGCTTTGGTTCTTTTGGCCTTGGGGTTTTTGATGGTGGTGCTTTCATCAATGGCGATCATGCCGTGCTTGCCTAGATGTTTTGACATCCACTTTCCTACACGCTGCCCCTTCGTTGAGGAAAAAGCCTCCACGTTCATGACAAACACGGTGAGCCCAGCAAAACCTTTTTGTATTGATCGTATTTCTTCTGTCTGTTTCTTGTTTGGCGATGCTACCCAACGAATCATTCGCAGCGGTACATCATCCGACATGTGCTGAGGTATTTCCTTGGCTACCCAGTTTCGATACACGCCCTTTGGCGCTATCACCAAGGCGAAGTTGATCTTACCTTCCAAGAACAACTGTCCCATGTTATCAATGAGAACTTTAGATTTGCCGGTGCCCATTTCCATAAAGAACCCAAAGAAATCTTTCTGTCCAGCAGCATTCAATGCGGTTCTTTGGTGGTCATACGGTTTCGTTTTGAATTTATAGTTGACTGTCATAACGTTCCTCCCATATACTCCAAAATACGGCACAAAAATGGTTGTGTCAACTTAACCCTGAAGAGGATGTACTTTAATGGAAGACATATTCGATGACATGTTTGACACAAGCCAAGCGTTGGCCGGTGTTGATGCAGAGGTAGGCAAAAACCTATCTGAAATGGTGAAACAGGTCACCCAACTTGATAAAGAGATCAATGATTGGGAAGAACACCTTAAAATCCTGAAGGAACAGCGTAAGCGTATCACTCATGACCGCATCCCTAGTTTAATGGATGAAATGGGTGTGGAAAAGATAGAAGTTGAGGGCGCCTCGGTTGCTTGTAAGCCTGTAGTACACGCATCTATTCCTGTTCCGCGCAAAGAAGAAGCATTTGCTTGGCTCAGAGAAAACGGTCTGGACGATATCATCAAGAACGATGTCGTTGTGACGTTTGGTAAGGGCGAAGACAACGTTGCCGGCAATCTTGTCGGGCAGTTGCAGGAGAAGGGTTTTGATCCGCGGACCAAAACACACATCCACGCTTCAACACTCAAGGCTTTTGTAAAAGAGCGGGTAACAGCAGGTAAGCACATCGATCTGGACATGTTCGGAGCGTTTGTTCAAACAGCAGCAGAAATTAAGAGGAAAGCATAATGGGTAACGCAGTAGCTAATAAAAAAAATGCAGAGTTAAGCACAGATATTCTTGACGATATCTTTGAAACCGCAGGTGAAGGTGCCTCATTTAGTAGTGACGAGATGGCGATCCCGTTTGTTCGCTTGCTTCAGCCTATGAGCCCTCAGATCAACAAGAAAAAGCCTGAGTTTATTCCCGGTTCTGAACAGGGTGATGTGTTTAACACCGTCACTGGACAGTACTGGCCCGGCGAAGAGGGTATAAAAGTTATCCCGTGTTATCAAACCACGGAGTACTTGGAGTTTGTGCCTATTGATTTGGGTGGCGGGTTTAAGGGCAAAGTTCCTATTGGTGATCCGTTGATTAACCAGACCAGACGAGAGGGTATGAAAGAAATACTGCCCAACGGCAACGAACTCATCAAGTCGGACCAACATTTCTGTTTGGTTTTGGATGATGAAGGATCCTATCAACCAGCTATCATTGATATGAAGTCTGCTAGCCTGAAAATCAGCCGGCAGTGGAAGACTAAAATCTCTATGCAAAAGGTTAAGAACCCAAAAACAGGGCAACTTGCTGTACCTGCTGTGTTTGCTACGATCTGGCGTATGTATTCCGTGGAAGAAACCAACGACAAAGGAACGTGGAACAACTGGGCCACGGAACCTGTTGGTTTAGTACCTCCAGAAGATCGTCACCTTTTCTTGGCGGCTAAAGACTTCCGAGACTCTATTTTAGCTGGAGAAGTAAAGGCCGCTGCGGATCCCTCAGTTAATCCCGAAGGATCTGGCAACGCAACTGGAGCGCCATACAAGGACAATGAAATCCCTTTCTAAAAAAGTGAATAAAGAATCGCGCTAGCCGGGTTAGCGCGATTTTTTTAGGAGGGATTATGTCTCAAGCAAAAAAGTTAATGGATGCGTTCTGCGGATCGATAGCGGCGCACGGTACAACTACTGTAGGTAGGGTTGGACGCAACGGCAAAGCCGAGGCGAAGAGCATGATTGTTCGCGGACCTTTGACCGACGAGTTAGTACAGGGTCACATTGAGGGCCGTCAGGGTGTGGGATCTATACCTATTACCCAAGATAATCTGTGCATGTTCGGGGCTCTGGACATTGATACCTATGATCTCAACTTGGTGGAGTTAAATGCCAAGGTTCAAAAGCTAGGGTTGCCCCTGGTGTTGTGTCGTTCCAAGTCGGGCGGCGCTCACCTCTATTTGTTTCTCAAGCAGTGGGAGCAAGCGGCCATGGTTCGAGAGTATCTGACCGAGATGTCTGTTGCCTTGGGGTTCTCCGGTTGTGAGATCTTTCCAAAGCAGGACACTATCTTGGCGGAGCGTGGCGATGTGGGCAACTTTATAAACATGCCTTACTTTGGTGGGGATGTAACCACACGCTATGCCTTGGATAAGAATGGCGAAGCTATGGACATGGCGCAGTTCTTTGCTGCGGTTGATGCAGCGAGGATAGACATTCCAGAGTTAAATGAACTTCAGTTTGGTGGAGAGAGAACACACTTTACTGACGGGCCGTACTGCTTGGAGATCATTACTGGGCAGGGCTCTGTTACTGAACACCGGAACACGTTTATGTTTAACGTTGGCGTGTACTGCCGGTTGAAGTGGCCTGACAATTGGAAGAAGCATCACGAAGAATACAACAGGACGTTATGCAGCCCTGCCCTTGAGGCAACTGAGATCGTTGCGTTGCAGAAGTCGCTCATGAAGAAGGACTACTTCCTGCAATGTAGTTCCTGCCCGTTAAAGGATTACTGTGATGTGCAGATCTGCAAGACAAGGCAGTTTGGTGTGGGTAACTCGGCTCCGGACAAGGCTAACATTGGCGGCTTGACTGTCATGCTATCAGAGCCACGTCATTACTTCATGGATGTGGATGGTCAGCGGTTACAGCTAACGGTGGAGCAATTACAGAACCAAGGTCTTTGGCAACGGTCATGCATGGAGCAACTCAACTTCATGCCGCCTCAAGTTAAGCCACAAGATTGGCAGGTTGCAATCAACACCCTGATGAAGAACTCGGTCACGATAGATGTCCCTCCGGAACTCACGATCAAGGGGCAGTTTCATGAGATGCTGAAGACGTTTTGCACAAGTCGGATCAGGGCTCTGTCTCCGGAAGAAATGGAGATGGGCAAGCCGTGGACCGAGGAAGGCGTGACGTACTTTACGATGGCTGGCTTGGAACAGTTTCTCAAGAACAGGCAGTTCACACATTACAAAGCGGTTCACATACAGGAACAGTTGAAGACGCTAAATGATGGGGGAGATTGCTACCAAAGAAAATACATAACTAAAGACGATGGAAAGTCAAAGTACCTGCGTGTCTGGCATGTGCCGGCATTTGAAGATGAAGAAATAATACTGGAACCAAAGGAGTTTAGTGATGACATCCCCTTCTGAACAACGAAAGCTGCTGAAGATTGCGGAAATAACCGAGTGGTTGGGGGTATCCCATTCCACCATTTACAAGTGGGTAAGCGAGGATATCTTTCCACAGCCCATATATCTTGGACCGGGCAAGGGCGATAAGAACAGCGCCACCCGTTGGGTCGAGGAAGAAGTTCTGGAGTGGCTGGCTCAACGTCCACGCGGTAAAGAGTGATGTCCGAGGAGATGCTCTTAGGTCCGCCTGGGTGTGGTAAAACGTACAGCCTTATCCAGCGCGTACAAGAAGCCCTAGAGGACGGTGTTGACCCTGAACAGATAGGGTTCATGTCCTTTACAAAGAAGGCCGTACAAGAGGCCGTTGAGCGGTCGTGTGGCAAGTTTGGGTTTGACGAGAAACGTCTGCCTTACTTCCGCACCCTGCACTCGATTGGGTTCCGCGCTTTGGGTTTGGTATCTGGTGACATGCTAGCTAAGGACGATTGGCGCAAGCTGGGTCATGGTCTGGGTTTGTCGTTTGATAATGCAGAAGGCGCCGCACCTGATGACGGTATTCTGATCCCTGCCATTGGTGGTGACGGCGGCAAGTACATTCAGTTGATCGACCGGTCCAGGTACAGGTTGATTGCAATGGAGCAAGAGTTCAACGAGGCTGAGGATTGGGATCTATCGTTTCCAAAGATGAAGCAGATCGAGGTCAGTGTTGCTTTGTACAAAAGCAAGTTCGGTAAGATGGACTTCGTTGATCTGATTGAACAGTACCTGAACGTAGAACCACCGTACTTGAAGCTGCTGATTGTGGACGAGGCTCAAGATCTTACTCCCTTGCAATGGGAGATGGTGGATCACATGAAGGCCAACGCGGAGAATGTGGTGTATGCAGGGGACGATGACCAAGCCATTCACCGATGGACCGGCGTTGATGTTAATCGTTTTATCAACGCGACAGATAACAAGACAATCCTTTCACAGTCGTACCGGTTGCCTCGGGCCGTTTGGTCTTTGTCTCAGCAGGTTGTAAAGCGGATCGACAACCGGATTGAGAAAGAGTTTCTACCCATGGAGGAAGAAGGCTTGGTTGAATACCACCTAAGCCGGCATACAATTCCGTACCACAAGGGTTCTTGGACAATCATGGCTAGGACCAACAGTTTTGTGCGTGAGTTTGCAGAGTCTTTAAGGGAAGACGGATACCTATACAGTGTTAAGGGTCGGCCTTCGATCAACCCAGATGCAGTAGATGTGATCATTGCTTGGCGCGATCTGCAAGCAGGTAACCCTCTGTCGTTGCGCCGGGTTAAAAAGATGTATGCGTCTGTACCAAAGCAGGGGGACTATGCTGTTGTGAAGCGGGGCTCTGCTAGATTGCTAGACGCTGCGGACCCAGAAGCGATGTTGGATTACGAAACCTTGGTGCGTGATTATGGAATGATTGCTCCGCTAAATACGGATGCAATGGATGTGGCACGGTTTGGTAAGGAACAGAAGCTATACGTCCGGTCAATTGAAAGACGAGGGGAAGACATCACCCAACCCCCTCGCCTTAAAGTATCAACTTTTCATGCCATGAAGGGAGGAGAAGACGATAATTGCGTAGTGTACCTAGGGATACCAAGAGTGTGCGCTCAAAGCAAATATCCAGATGACGAGCATCGGGCATTCTATGTGGGCATAACACGCGCCCGAAAGGAATTGCACATACTAGATACAGATAAGAGGTATAAGTACCAGCTATGAATAGAGATGATTTAATAGATGATGCGTTGATCAAGATCAACGGGGATCGGCAAGAAGAATACGGCGATGTATATAACAGTTTCACCACCATATCTTTGGGATGGGACATAATTACGAAGAACGCTCTTGCCACGCATGGGTGTGTAAGCCCAATGCATGTTGGTCTGATGATGGATTGGCTGAAGACGAGCCGGCTGTTGGTGAACATAAACCATGAAGATTCGTGGATCGATAAGATTGGGTATGCCGCTCTGTCTGCTGAGGTTGCAGATGAGTATAACGATAGGGTTGAAGAGGTTGGAGAGGATGAAGACAAGTCCTTAGAAGAGCTTCTTCAGGAGGTTCCACCAGAAGGAGTGGTGGAGGAGGTAGAGATAGAGGAAGAGCCTCATGTGGATACAAATAAATGGGTAAATGAAGCAACG